ATTTGGATGAACCACCCAAACGACAGAAGCAGCAAGCACCACCGGTCTCCCAGTTTAACTCACTTCTCCTTATCACTCGTTGGCTTCTCTTTAACCTCCTCCCCTCCACTCTCCTCAGCTTCCTCGGCGACTGACTCCTCATCACAGAGCTCGTCCAACCGATCGCACGCCTTGACAAAAGCAAGCTTTGCAGCATCGCTCAATCTATCGTTCCTAGAAGTTAGATAGTTTCGAATTTGGTTGTATGTTTCCCTCCCGATACGCACCCTACCATTAGCCCCATCCCGAAGCAGAATTCTCACGAACTCCGCAAACAAGTCACGGCGAATGACAAAATACGCATCCTGCGCTACCTGGGCTTTGTCAACCCAGGCACGCAACGCAGCAGTACGCGCCCACAGGCGCATCTTTGCTCGGGAACTCAAGCACACTATTTGACCACCCGCAACGGCGTTCTCGGCGCCTTCTTCTCCTCAACGATCAGCTGTTTGTATTCACGCTTCTCGTCGTCAGAATCCAGCACAAAATTATGCACGTCCAGGGCCTTCAATGAATCCCTAAATTTCTCGAAATCCAGCCGCAGCTTTTCTAGCCCAACGTTAGTCGGGTTTCGATACGCCACCGGCGTGAACTTAAGGATTTTGTTCACATCGCTCCACAAATACGAATCGCGATGAAGCGACTCAAGTAGGTGGTGCGCAGGTTTGACTGTCTCAAAGTACTTAGCCAGCTTAGGCCAATCCGCGGGTTTTATCTCGCAGACTAACGCCCCTTTCCGGTAGCACTTATAATGATATTGGCGCTGAGCAGCAAGCCCCAACACATCGGTGAAAATCGACAGCCCCACATCAACCCAACTTGTCGTGTTATTTCCAAGCGAGGCCGGTTGCAGCACCTGAACAGCGGCTTTCGCCACTGTCGGCAGTACTTTAACAAACCCCTTCCAGAGCATCGACAGAAAATTCGCGGTCGTGGGCGCCGAGTTCACACTCGTCGAATAGTACGTTGGCGTCATCAACATATCCACATCGGAGGCATCGGCCGCCTGCATGTCCAAACTCACACTCGGACCAGTAAGCACATTCGACTCCCCATTCGTCCCAGCCTCCAATGCATAGTTCCCTGGCGGGAGCATCACTGTACCAGACGTTGAACCTGAGGTGTCATCAACACTTAATTGCAACGGCAAATTTGAGCCCGAATTCAACGCTGGACTCGCCTGCCACAAATTTCCACTTGTCGTCTGATTGTTATTAAACGATTGAGCCACCGCCTGCGACGGCGGAATTGCACACTTCTCAACAAACTGCACTTCATACTCGAGGTACAGCGTTCCGAAAACTGTGGGGTCAGAACTACCTGCCATTTGAAAATTCGACAGGATTGAAAACACCCCGGCGTAGATCGTGGATAAATCCGCGATTGGCGACGAGTAATTCAAATTTGTGAACAACCACTCCTGCTGTTTCAGGTCCATTACATCTAACGAACCCGCCGCGTTAACTGGGAACTCCGACCAGTAGTTCGACGACGAACATGCTGATAATTGGTCCTGCTGCGGCGACCCGTCAACCGGCGGGGGGAGCAAATTGTTGTTTGGATTTGGGTCGAAATACATCCCGATCGTGCCGGGTTGCGCTGATCCGGCCTGTGACACATAACGAATTTTGAACTTAATCTTGTACTTCGTATACAACTGTGCCATGGCCTTAAGGGTGGCATTCGCCACCAACCCAACTGCAATGGTTTGAGAATAGATCACGTTGCCGATTTGCTGGCCAGTCTCAACCGGGTTCAACGACTGAACCGGGCCAATTAGGTCACAACCACGCACCTTACAACCATCCTTGCCTTGGTGTACTTTGAAAGCACGACCACCCGTTTGAGGGATTGGCAATTCCAGCTGCATGGTGCCATCGATTGCTCGCAGCGTATGCATCCCCGAGCCCTTCGCTCGGCTTCTCTTCTTCTTCTTTTTGTTTGGCTTGGCTTTCGCCTCGATTTTCCTCTCAACCTTCTTGGCGAACGCCTTCACACTTGGCTTCTTGGCACCCTTCGGCGCCATTTGCTCGGCTACTCGAGCTTGCGGGGTAGACAAAAACAGTCGGAGGGCACTGCCCACGGCAACACCTTCTACAATAGCTTCATAATTCAACCGCGACTTTACGTGCTCAGGGTCTAACTGGGCCATCAAATTCCTCAACGGCTCAAAATACTCTGAATACACGTACATTGGAACATACGATCGCAAAACCTCGATTAGCCTGTCTTTCCCACTCATCCAGTACTTCAGCGTAAGCTGATGCTTAACCGGATTGTTAGGCTTCCAAACCAACCGACCCCTATCATTGCGAAAGAACGTCATCGAGCACCACTTCATCCCTTCCATAGTGCGATGTGTCTCAATTTCCTTGAATGCAATTCCCTTATCAACATGGAACTTTGCATAATCAGCTTCCTCAATCTCCTCCTGCAGCGTCTCATTTACATCGTCACCAAGACACGCAGCTTGAAACTCCGACATGCGGAATTCAATGCCACGCTCGTAATGGTACATTAACTTCAAAATGATATTGCCGCGAGAATTCGCCGAAAGCGTGATCAGCGAGCCTGAACGCAAAATGCCGGGCACCAACTGCTCCAGCACCGCGCCATTTGACAACATGATTTTCCCCATGAACAGGCTGGCGTACGAGGCTTCAAACAAACGTTCAAACTCTCCACCCTCCTCCCAATCAAGGCACAAATCCTCACGAGCACGCATCTCGATTTGCGCCA